CTCACCGGCAGATTTTTTCTGGCCGGGCGTGAACGTAACGGTTTTACCACATGAAAACACCACCTAAGCTAGTGTCCGTTATTGAGAAGGCTCGAGCGCAGGGTAGCGCGGTGATCGCGGCAGAGAAGCTCATGCCGCTCGAGTATATGCTCGCGGTTATGCGCGATCCGAAGGCTACTCAACTCCGGCGTGACCGGATGGCGATTGCGGCAGCACCCTTCTGTCACCCACGGATGGCCGACACCATCAAGGGCAAGAAGGATCAGCAGGCCGATGCGGCGGCAACGGCGGGCGGGCCGGATACCGGCTGGGCCAACGACCTGGAAGTTGATAGCCGGGCTAATTAACCCGGCTGGCGCCTTCAATAACAAACCGTGCTGGATGTGTTGCCATTCCAGACGGAATAGCACACCGATTTCGGCTTGGGCGCGTCAGGATCGCGGTGCTGGTTGGCGGTGTCGTGCTCCATCGGGGTCAAGCCCGGATAGCGATTGAGCTTGGGGTCCGCGCGGCGCTGCGCTGCCGTCGGGGGCTGCGGCCCGTATGGGATGAACAGGTCGCCGTGGCGCGCGGCATTCTCGCGGGGAGTCTCGGCAGTTGCAGCAGACACGGTCGACAGCACGACGACTGCAGCTAGGGCAAGGGTTTTCATTGGGGAAATTTGTCCAGTTCGATGGCGGCCTCGGCGAGACCGTAAGGAACACTAACGGAGCCGGGATGCCCCGGCTATATATCTTTCGGCAGAGGAGTTGCTGCTTTGCGCCAATCGTTTGATTTTCCGGGCCAAAGATGCTGACGCAGGCCTGGGATACGAGCTGTAGAGACTGGGAAGCGCGGATCCTCTCCGGCCGCTCGCTGGTGCCGGAGTTGCCGTTGTTCCCGGAGGAGGCGGCGAAGGCGCTGCGGTGTTTCAAGCGGCTGCGGCTGCCGGACGTCATCGGGACGCCGACGCTGGGCGAGGTCTGTGGCGAGTGGTTCTACCCGATCGTAGCGACGCTGTTTGGATCGTATGATCCAGCGACCAACATCCGGCACATCAGCGAGCTGTTCTTGCTGATTCCCAAAGGTAACAGCAAGTCGAGCAACGGCGGGGCGGTGATGCTGACGGCAATGATCGTCAACCGCCGGCCTGAAGCCGAGTTTATGTTCATCGCACCAACGATGGAAATCGCGGCGATTGCCTACAAGCAGGCGAAGGGCACCATCCGGCTCGATGCCGAGTTGTCCAAGATTTTCCATGTGCAGGATCACATCCGGAAGATCACGCATCGGAACACGGGCGCGACATTGGCGATTAAAGCGGCCGACACTGACACGATTACCGGATCGAAATGCACGGGCACAATGATCGACGAGACCCACCAGTTTGCGAGGAAGAGCAACGCTGCGGAAGTATTCATTGAGCTGCGCGGCGCGCTGACGAAACGCACGGACGGGTTTTTGTTCCAGACGACCACCCAGTCGAAGCAGTCGCCGAGCGGCGTCTTTGCGTCCGAGCTTGCGATGGCGCGCGCGGTGCGTGACGGCAAAATGGCCATGCCTTTGCTACCGATTTTGTACGAACTACCGGATCGGCTGGCGAAAGACGGCGGCTGGAAGGACCGGCGCTATTGGCCGCTGGTCAATCCGAATCTCGGGCGCTCGACCAACGAGGACTTTCTGGCGCGCGAGGTGATGCGCGCCGAGGCCGACGGGCCCGCGGCGGTCGCGCTAATTGCGAGTCAGCATTTCAACGTGCAGATCGGCATGTCGCTGCGGGCCGATGGTTGGGCCGGCGCGAACTACTGGGGCCGCGGCGTCGAGGATGGGCTGACGCTGGACGCAGTGCTCGAGCGCTCTGAGGCGGTGGTTGTTGGCATCGATGGCGGCGGGCTCGACGACCTGCTCGGCATTGCAGTGCTCGGGCGTGAGAAGGAAACCAAGATGCATCTGGCCTGGACGCATGCGCTGATCTCGCCGGAGGGGCTTGAACGGCGCAAGGCGAACACGGGGTTTTATGAAAGGTTTCAGCAGGACGGCGATTTGACTGTCGTCGAGGAATTGCCTGACGATATCAGCTACGTGACCGACATTGTCGAGAAGGTGAAGGACAGCAAGAAGCTTGCGGGGGTTGGTGTTGACGCGGTGGGGATTGGTGGCATCGTTGATGCGCTAGCAAAGATCGGCGTCACGCAAGAGGACAAAATGCTGGTTGGTGTGCGCCAGGGTATTTCGCTGATGGGTGCCATCAAGACTGTCGAGCGCAAGCTAGTCGACGGCAGCTTCAAGCACGGTGGGCAATCTCTGATGACGTGGTGCGCCGGCAACGCGCGCATTGTGCCGACGCCGACCGGGATGCGGGTTGCACGCGATGATTCCGGCTATGGCAAGATCGATCCGCTCATGGCGCTGTTTAATGCCTCGGCCCTGCTGGCACTGAATCCGAACCCGCAGCCGCGACATCAGTTGTTTTTTGCGTGATATGGTCAGCCCGTCGTTTCTCCCCCCGTGTCCTCGCGGGTGCTGGCGGTCCTCGCAGCCGGCACTATCGTCATCGTCATGCTGATCTAAAGGATATCGCCATGCTGAACCGGGCCTACAGCTTGCTTGAAATCAAGCGGGTCGACGAGGCCGCGCGCCTCATCACCGGCATGGCAACGACGCCGACGCCCGATCGGCTACAGGACGTGATCGAGCCGGAGGGCGCGCAGTTTAAGCTGCCGCTGCCGTTCCTGTGGCAGCACGATTCGGCACAGCCGATCGGCCACGTCACCAAGGCCAAGGTTACACCGGCAGGAATCGAGATCGTTGCCAAGATTGCCAAAGGCGTAACGGCCGAGATCGACCGCGCCTGGTCGTTGATCAAAGCTGGTCTTGTGCAAGGTCTTTCGATTGGATTCAAGGCGATCGAGGTTTCACACATCAAGGACGGCGGGATTCGCTTTATCAAATATGACTGGCTGGAATTGAGTGCCGTAACCATTCCGGCGAATGCCGAAGCCACCATCGCAACCGTCAAATCGATCGACACCGCGCAGCGGGCCGCGCCCGGCCAGACAGCGCCGCGCCATGTCGTTCACCTCACCCCACCCGGCGCCGCGGGACGATCGAAACAGTCTGCCCAGGAGGGCGCTACAATGAAATCGATTGCAGAGCAGATAACGGCGCTTGAAGCGAAGAGGATGGCCAGCGCTGCGCGCATGGAAGCCATCATGCAAAAGACGCTTGATGAGGAACGTACGACCAACGCGGAGGAGCAGGACGACTTCGACAAGCTGTCAGGCGATGTCGAGGCCATCGACAAGGACTTGGTCCGGCTGCGTGCGGTCGAGAAGGCCAAGGCGATTACGGCCAAACCCGTGATCAAGGCCGAGATGATGAGCGAAAGTGCCGAGCAGCGCGGCGGCTCGATCATCGTCAAGACGCAGCCGAAGCTTGAGCCGGGCATCGAGTTTGCCCGTCGCGTCAAGGTGGCGGTGTTAGCGCAGAAGACGCGCTATCGCGAGGACCAGATTGCCGAGTCCATGTATGGCAATGATAGCGAGGTGGCGCAGTACTTTAAGACGGCCGTCCCGGCGGGGACGACAATCTCGCCGAATTGGGCCGCCAACCTCGTCGCAGTCGAAGCTGCTGGCCCCGGTGGTTTCCTCGAGTATCTGCGGCCGGCTACCATCCTCGGGCGGTTCGGCGCAGGCGGCATTCCCGCGCTCAATACTGTCGGGTGGCGGCAACCACTGATCTCGCAAACCGCCGGCGGTGCTGCGTGGTGGGTCGGGCAAGGGGCCGCAAAACCTGTGACCAAGTTCGATTTCGCTCGCGACAAGCTCGAGCCCACCAAGCTCGCATCTATTTGCGTGCTGACTATGGAAAGCATCCGTGACTCTTCGCCAAAATCGGATGTCATCGTTCGCGATCAATTGCGGGCGGTGATTAGCGCCGAGCAGGATAAGGCGTTCATCGACCCAGCCAATGCGGGTACTGCCAATATCAAGCCCGCGAGCATCACCAACGCTGCCGAGACCATAGCATCGAGTGGCGACGACGAGGCCGCGGTCCGGCTCGATGTCCGCAGCCTGATCGCGAAGTTCACCGCTGCCAACAATCCCCCAAGCGCGGGCGTCTGGATCATGAACAGCGCCAGTGCATCAGGTCTCGGAACCATGTTGAATCCACTCGGTCAGCCATCATTCCCCGGCATGACCAACTTCTCGGGTGGCACCTTTTTCATGATGCCGGTGATCGTGAGTGACCACGTCGGAGACATCGCCGTGCTGGCAAACGCGCGCGATATTTTCCTGGCGCAAGACGATGGCATCCAGGTCGATGCGAGCGATCAGGTCTCGCTGCAGATGGATGACGCGCCGACCAATAACTCGGCGACGCCGACAGGCACGTCGCTCGTCAGCATGTGGCAAACCAATAGCGTGGCCTTCAGAGCTGAACATGCGATCGGATGGCGTCGCGGCAGACTGTCCGCTGTTGCTTATCTGACCGGCGTGTCCTGGGGCGGCGAGGTCAACACTGCGTAGGTTCTTGCGTAAATCGAGGTGCGAATGAAAACGCAAATGGTTCGCTTGATCGCCCTTGGTCGGCAAGGATCGCGCCAGGTCTATGGCACGCGCCGCCTGACTGCGGGGGATGAGTTTGAGATGCGGCGCGACGTTGCCGACATCCTCATTCGCACTGGCCGTGCCACACTTGCGGCGGAAGGCTCTCGTCCTCCCGGCAACCCGCCGCCGCCGCCGGTTCGGGATGAGGCCCCCGAGCCGGCGGTCATCGCGGCCGTCGAGCGCAACGAGAGTCTGCGCGCAGAAGCCGAGCGGCTCGGCATCGAAGTTGATGGGCGCTGGGGCACGGTCAGGCTGCAGCAAGAGATCGCGAAAGCACGCGGCACATGAGGATCCTCGGCTTGCCGGTTCCATTTACCGGCGAAGGCAAGAAGGCGTTGAATTCGATATACTCGATAATGGACCGGAGTTGGTATCCCATCATCCGCGAGCCATATGCCGGCGCCTGGCAGCGCAACGTCACGATCAATTACGACACTGCGCCGTCGTTCCATGCCGACTTCGCCTGCAAGACGCTGATCTCGCGCGATATCGCCAAGCAGCGCGTCAAGCTGGTCGAGAAAGACGACAACGACATCTGGAGCGAGACAACCAACTCGGCATTCTCGCCGGTGCTGCGTCGGCCGAACGATTACCAGACCCGCAATCAATTCTGGGAATGCTGGATGCTCTCGAAGCTCAGCCGCGGTAATACCTACGTTCTAAAAGAGCGCGATAATCGCCAGGTTGTCATTGCCCTGCACGTTCTTGATCCGACCAGGGTGCGGCCGCTCGTCGCTGACGACGAGAGCGTGTTCTATCGGCTGAGCAGCGACAATCTCGCCGGCATTGATACGGACATCATCGTGCCGGCGCGCGAGATCATCCACGATCGGATGAATTGCTTATTCCATCCGCTGGTCGGCACGCCGCCGGTTTTCGCCAGCGGGCTCGCCTCGATGCTCGGCCTCAACGCGCAGAACGCCTCCGCGCTCCTGTTCGAAAACAGTTCGACTCCCGGCGGCATCATCACCGCGCCCGGGAACATCGACCAGGTTGAGCAGGATCGGTTCAAGTCGGAATGGGAGGCCCGGTTTATGCGAGGCAACCGCGGCCGCGTCGCGATATTGGGCGGAGGGCTGAAGTACGAACGAGTGTCGATGACTAACGTCGAGGGGCAGTTGATTGAAAGCTTGAAATGGTCGGCCGAGGTCGTCTGCTCGGTCTATCATGTGCCGCCCTACAAGGTCGGCGTCGGCGCGCTGCCGAGCTATAACAACGTGCAGTCGCTCAACGTCGAATATTATTCGCAGGCATTGCAAAGTCACATCGAGGAGATCGAGGAGTTGCTCGACTACGGACTCGGCATTGGGGGCACGAGCCTTGGCACCGAGTTCGATACCGAAACGCTGCTGCGCATGGACTCGACCACGCTGGTCGGCACCATCCGCGATGCGGTCGGCGCTAGCGTGATTTCGCCCAACGAAGGCCGCGCCAAGCTCGGCTATAAGCCTGTCAAGGGCGGCGAGTCGCCATTGTCACAACAGCAGTATTATTCGCTCGAGGCCTTGGCCAAGCGCGATGCGCAGGCCGATCCATTCGCGCCAGCAACCCCGCCGACGCCAAAGCCGCTGCCGCCAGCGGGGCCGCCCGCGCCGCCAGATCAATCAACCAGTGGCAAGCAACTGGATTTGGGTGACGAGGAAATAGAGATGATCGCCAAGGCCAATTGGCAGCTTTTGCCAATATTCCACACGCCGGTACATGCGGAAATTGAATAAGGGTGGCGGCCGAAAGGGGGTTGTGCCCTCTCGGCCGCCTGGCGTCCAGCACCCGCATTCTGGGCATCACAGCCTGGCTGGCCGGACGATTCCGAAACTAAAGGAAGGGTCGACAGTGAGCAAATGAAGGCCGCGACCAAATGAAGGAAAATGAGGTTATCGCCTTGGTCCGTGGGATCGCTCCGCGAATCTGCGAGCTTGTTGGCGAGGCAGTGGCGCCGTTCGCCGCGCGCCTGGCCGTGCTCGAGGCGCGGCCTGTAGAGAAGGGTGAGACTGGTGATAGAGGGTCGCAAGGTGAAGTCGGGCCGCCGGGAGCAGAAGGTCCGATCGGGCCGGCAGGTCCGGTGGGACCTGTTGGAGATCCAGGGCCTCCAGGCTTGGTTGGGGAAAAGGGGGCTGAAGGAGTCCCAGGTCGAGATGGTATGGCTGGTCCCGTCGGGGGCGTTGGCACTCCGGGTGAGCCAGGGCCGCGAGGGCCGCATGGCGAGCCTGGTTCCCGTGGAGATAGTGGCGAAAAGGGTGAGCCTGGTCGGGACGGGCGAGATGCTGCCGATCTCGCCCTATTGCGAAGCTACATCGTCGAGCAGATCGCGGCCGAGATCGCCGGCGTCTTCGAGAAGGCATCGATCACGTCGGCGGACAGCGGGCGAACGTGGAACGCGGCGCTCGGCGGCAAAGATCATGAGATCAAGACGGGCATCCCGCTCGATGCCGGGGTGTGGACCGAACGCGAATATACGGCCGGCGACGGCGTTACGCATGGTGGGTCATTCTTCATCGCGCAGGCAAACACGACCGAAAAGCCGGGCAAATCAGACCTGTGGCGTCTCGCGGTCAAGCGCGGCGCTGATGGCCGCGATTGGCGGCCAGAGCAGGATAAACGCGCGGCGGAGCCTGTGAGATTTAAATAAATGGTGGCGGCCGAGAGATGTGTCCCCTCGGCCGCCGGGCGCCTGGCAAAGGTTCAATGGGCATCACACTGGCTCTGGCCAGACGACTTCAAACGTATGGATGATCGGGCGGTAAGGTTCAAGTAGATGCATTCGGTCCTTGAAATCCTCGACGAGTCGACGGACTCAGCCGGGCCGGACTTGATCAGCCTTGCCGACCTGAAATTCGCGCTCGGTATTACCGACAACAGCGAGGATGCGCAACTGCAGGCCGCGATTAC